ATTGATGCTCTACCAAATGCTATCCATGCTTTCGGTGGACCAGCAGCAGTTGCCGCTGATTCTCGTGCATACATTGATGTCCGTGGTCTATTTTCTGATGCCGGTGCCACTGATGCCGCATTCCCACCTAACTTCACTGGATATTGGAACGGACCAAATGATCCATACAATGAACCAAACGTTGGTGGACCAACCCTTAGTGGCCCAACTGTTCAAGTAACAAATGGACTATACAACGGAAATTATGCTAACGGACAACCTGTTATAGGCAGTAACAGTCTTAATGAATCAACTGTTTCTGACGCTGGAACATTCGTTCTTACTGAAACTTCCCTATTCATGCACTGTTGGGGTCTAAACCCTGTCGTAACTGCCAAGTTACAACTTAACGGCCAAGATAGATTCTCAGAGCGTGAAGGTTCATACTTCTCATGGGTCCAACCATACCAATCCCACACCAGAAGTCCTGATGAGGGTATTAATGTCTACTCATTTGCCCTTCGCCCAGAAGAGCACCAACCAAGTGGCACGTGCAACTTCTCAAGAATTGATAACGCAACTCTTCAACTAGTCCTTTCCAACGCCACCGTTGAAGGTACCAAGACCGCCAAGGTCAGAGTTTATGCTACCAATTATAACGTTTTAAGGGTGATGTCCGGCATGGGAGGTTTGGCGTATAGCAATTAGTGAACTTGTTACGATTTATCGTGTCAAGTTTATTATATTATATTTGTAAACTTTATAAAAATATTTAATAATTAAATTATTGTTTTTTAATTATTAAAGCAAAAAACAATGTAAAGACAATACACAATTACATATATAAAATGAGCGTAGACATTGTAAATCTCATTGAAAGTAATCCGATTACCAAATTATCAGGTAATTATCAGTCAAAATTGATTAAAAAGGTTCAAAATACCTTCAATAATTACGAACAACAACTATTTTTGTCTAGTTTTTATTGTTATTTAAAATATGATACAAAAAAAGATTTTGTCATTGATTTAGATAATGTATGGCATTGGTTAGAATTTGGTCAAAAGGTAAATGCAAAACGAGTTTTAGAAAAAAATTTTATAATTGACAAAGATTATAAATTATTGCTTTGCCAACTGGCAAAGCAAGATGAAAAGACTCATGGTGGTCACAATAAAGAAACATTTATGTTAAATATTGACACCTTTAAAAAATTTTGTCTAAAAGCGGGAACCAAAAAAGCAGATGAAATACATGAATATTTCATTAAATTAGAAAATATCATGTTTGAAATTACAAAAGAAGAAGGTGAAGAATTGAAAAAACAATTATCACAAATCGAAGATTCAAAAAACAAGGAAATGGAAGAAAAATTAATAAAACAAAGAGAGACAATTTTATTAAACGAATATGCTCATTCAGGTTCATTAGTTTACATCATAAAAGTAAAATCTTTCTCTAATGGTGAATATGTTATTAAAATTGGACATAGTACAAAGGGAATACATAATAGGTATAACGAACACAAAGGAAAATATGATGAATGTTTCCTTTTAAATTGTTTTTCAGTAGACAAAAGTAAAGATTTTGAGAGTTTCATACATACTCATGAAAATATTAGATTAAATAAAGTTACTAATTTATTGGGACACGAAAAAGAGAACGAACTTTTTTTAATTGGTAAAAATTTAACATATCAAAAGGTTTTACATATTATTGAAAGTAATATTAAAAATTATAACTTTAGTATTGGTGAATTATTAAAGGAAAATGAAGTTTTGAAAATGAAATTATTACAAAATAACCAAAATATACAAGTTGATAATAAAAGTAATTTATTACTTGAAGAATTAACCAAAACAATTAAGAATTTATCCAACAAAATAGATAACCTAGAAAAATCTAACAAAGAATTATCAGAAAAAATAAGTTCATCTCAAATCAAAACATCCACCGGATTCAATGAACCATTAGTTACGCTTGGCCCAAGACTACAAAAAATCAATCCCGAGACATTCGAAATTATCAGAGTATATGAAACTGTCAGTGAAGCAATGAAAGAAAACAATCAAATTAAAAGGTCCAGTATCAATAAAGCCATTATAGAGAACACTATTTATCATGGATTTAGATGGCTTTTTGTAGAGAGAAACCTAGACCCTAATGTCATATCACATATTGAACCTACAAAACAAACAAAAATCCAAAATTTAGGATATATCGCCAAATTGAATGTAGAAAAGAATGAAATCTTAAACGTTTATTTGGATAGAAAAACTGCTGCGAAATTGAATGGTTACGAATCTCCATATTCATTAGATAATCATGTTAAAAAAAATACATTATCAAATGGACATTATTATAAATTATACGACCAATGTGATGAAGAATTAATAAACATTTTTAACAGTAATTATGGTAATCCTATTTTATACAAAAATGGCATTGGTCAATATGATTTAGAAGGTAATCTTATAAAAGAATTCTCATGTAAATATGATTGTATAAAAATCCTTTCTATAAGTGATAAAACATTAACAAAAGCATTAGAAAAAAATATGCCATATAATGGTAATTTTTTTAAATCACTTGGAAGTAAATTGGCTGTAATATAAATTATCATCTTTGTAATATATATAAACAAAACCTTTATATGTCATACCAAAATTTTGAACCAATAGATTTAACGCGAATTACCCTTAAAATTTTTAATTTAATTGCTCGTAATAAAGAAGAGGATGTTTTAGCTTTAATAAACAAATATGCTATATATACAAATGAAAAAGGCGAGAATATTTTTCAAATTAGAAATCAGGAACTAAATAATATTTTTATGTCTTGCTGTAAATATGAATTAAAAAACGCGGCTTTAATTATTATAACACATTATTATCCACACTTTAAATTTGATTTAGGATCGATAAATATAAGAAAAAGAACAGCATTAATGATTTGTATAGAAAATAATATGTTTGAAGTTGCTTTAAAATTATTAGAATATCCTGATTCATTGCCAGAATTGAATAATAATAAAGTTGATGAAAATTTTACAGCGATACAATTTATAGCGAATAAAAATTTATCCAGTTTACAATCAGGAATACCAATATTGGTGAAAATTATTACATATTATTTAGATTATAATCCAGCAAGTCAATTACTACATAAAATTATTGATAATATTTGCGATAATCAAGAACTTAAAAATATACTACAAGGATTGTACGGAGATGAAATAGATTTTAATAACATTTGTCTTCCTATACAAGAAGCTCAAGCAACTCGCTCTATTATGGAAGGTAATCCTGATATAATTAATACACGTAGTGTAACAAGTAGTAGGATAGTAGCAACACCTTTTACACACCCTCAAGCTATTCCAATAAATCCAAACGACGACACTTTTGATGAAAGAATGTATGGAAGAAATGTACGTCAGAGGCATAATGGTGGTAAACCAACTCGTAGAAAACGGGTGAAAACACATGCTTCCAAAAATAAAACAAAATCAAAACAAAGAAAACATAGAAAACATAGAAAACATAGAAAACAAACAAAAAAGAATAAAGTAAAATAAAGTAAAATTACATAAAAATATTTTTATGTAATTTATAACAAAACCAAATGTCACATAATATCGATAAAACATTCTATATAAATTTAGATAAACGAACTGATCGGAGAGAAAATATCGAAAAAGAATTGACAGATTATAATTTAAATTTTGAACGATTTCCTGCTGTAGAATTACCCAATTTTGGGTGCTTGGGATGTTCATATTCTCATTACAATGCGATAACACTTGCGAAAGAAAGAGGCTACAAAAATGTTCTTATTCTTGAAGATGACTTCACTTTTGTAGTAAGTAAAGAAGAATTCGAAAACCAGATGGAATTGTTTTTTGCGCAATTTAACACCACTACAAACGCCAATTATAATGTTTGTTTATTTTCATATAATTTATTAAAATATTCTGAAAGCAACCATGATTTTTTATACAAAGTTGAAGATGCGCAAACCTCTTCGGGTTACTTAGTAAATGAAAAATATTATGATATATTATTAACCAATTTTAAAGAAGGGTATGAAAAATTAGCAGAAACATGTCAGCATTGGCATTATGCTATTGATATGTATTGGAAAATTTTACAAAAAACCGATATTTGGTTCTGTTTTACGAATCGAATTGGTAAACAAAAATCAGGATATAGTGATATTGCTTCGCAATATGTTGATTATGATGTTTAGTTTACAGTGATGATTACATTTACCATTTCGTTTTTTTAACATTAATCACTTGACCGCTTCCTCTTTTTTTATTAGCAGTTGGATCGTATTTCTCTTCATCCTCTTCATCTGGATTATAATTTTTCGATAAATCCCAAAATTCTTTCGACCCTAATCTAAAATCATTGTGATTGTCTGCTTTGTACCAAAATACTTGATCCTGTAATTTATTCGATTTTACATTGTTGTTGATTACTAAACATTCATAATTCTCCGTACATTGATCCATAACTTGACAAAATGATTCAAAAGTAGGAAACATGCCAGCATAATTATCATATATACGTTTACGGTTCGCAATGTAGTTTTCTCTCAAAATAAAGACGTAATCTATATTCGTACGAAGAGTTGGAGGAATACCCAAAGGATATTGCATGGTTATAACTAACATTATCTTCCAATGACGACCGTTCATAAAAAGAAGTCTCATCATTTTATCACGAGACCATGTATTATCATACAAACAATCATCTAAAATTACAAATGCTCTCGGATCAATAGTAGTGCGTTTATATGTTTCCATGTCTTTTTTAATCTGTTTTAAAATCGTCCTTTGTCTTTTTAAAATATTTTCAATAATAACAGTATTATATTCATTATGTATAAATAGTCTTGGTACCATTTTACCGTAAAATCCATTCCCTTCTTCAGTTCCAGAAATAACACTTCCGACTGGAATATCTTGATGATAATATAATAAATCTCTAACTAGAAAACTTTTACCTGTATCACGCTTACCTATTAAAACGATAACTGGTCCTTTTGATTCATTTGCTTTAAAACTAATACTTTTCATATCGAACTTTTTTAATTCTAAAGACATAAATATTACATTATTTAGAAAGTTTATTTTTTATTTTCACGCAAAATTAGTTAAATTAGCATATTATTTATATATTATTTACCTAATAATGTCTCAAATGTCTCAAATGTCTCAAAATGATATTCATTATCAAAAAAGAAAAAACGCTGAACTTTTTAAATGTTTAGAGAAGAAAAATATCCTTTCTCTCTCTTCTTGTCAAAATTATATTCCAATATATAATCGATTCTTTTCATTGAATGAAACCAATTACAATAGTATCAATCTAAATAATAACTTTTACATAGATAGGATAAAAAACAAAACATATGATAATATAAATTTATTTACATGTAGCATTAAAAATGTCAAAACAGAACAAGTAAAAGATAAACAAGTGTTTATTAAATTAGCACCATTATTAGATCCATATAAATATCTAATTGGAAAATACAATATTTTAGATAATAAAATATATCAATTACCCACTGTAAATTCTAATGAAACAAATTGCCATTCAAAGTTTTTGGATGTAAATAATTCAGCTTATGTAGATGGTTTTTTTATTTTTTTAACTTCAAAGTTGAATGAGAATTACAATTTTTTTCATGGAATTAATTATTATGGTTCATTTCTTTCTATAAAAAATGATTTCAAATTAAATATTTTTGACGATTTAGAATATTTGAATAACTCTGAATTTTTCAATAAACAAAAAAATATACTGTTTAAAATCGATAATTATGAACACTTGATAAGGGACGATAAAGAACTACAAAAATTAAAACCGATTAAAATTCATTACAATTCGAGTGAAAAATCGAATTTAACTTTATCCTTCAAAAATTTAAACCATGAATTAAACAATGATTTGTTTGAAGATATTTTTACTAATGATGATTCACGTATCAACATCCACAGTTTAGATGATATGAATGAAATTTCATTTGATATTGATGGTTTAACAAGTGATAAAATTACAACAATAAAATCGACTTCAACATGTTCATCGAGAACATCTTATACAATAGACGCCGAACCCGAAGATTTTAATATAGATGATGAAAAATGTAGTAATTGTAATTCAGATGAAGAATATGACAACGAAAGCGTCAATAAAATAGAAAATGATGATGATTGCTGGGAAGACATTAATTCAACTGTTTCCGAAGAAGAAATATTCGCAACTATTAAAAAATTTCCAGTACAAGTTATCTGTATGGAAAATTGCGAAAATACTATGGATGATTTAATCATGAATAATACTTTATCCAATGATGAATGGTTTTCTATGCTTATGCAAAT